TATCGCCCGATACCAAGATCACGGCCAAGCGCACCTATGACACTCTGTTGTCACGCGCCGCCATGCCGATGGAGATGCAACTGCCCGCATCTATGCCGCGTGGCGCTGGGGCCAAGGCTTACGACGACCCCTTCTTGGACAACCCTGACGATCCCATACTCGCAGGCCAAGACGGCCCGCTTGAATTCTGAGAGGCGCACATGCCGACGATCAATCAACTCCCGCTTCTGTCGCAAGTTTCCGCAGGCGACCAACTACCGGTCTACAGCCCGAACAACGGCGATGCGCGGCGTCTGCCGATGTCGGCCCTGCTGTCCTATTTCCAGCAGCAGTTTGCATCGCCCACGGTGGCGGTGAACCTCTACACGCCTGGAACCGGGTTCAACATTACGGCGCCCACGCCTGTAAGTGAACAGCAGTGGATTCTGTTGCAACCTGCCGCCACGCTGGCCACTGGCACCGTGACTCTGCCGCTTAATACCTCGACGCCTGACGGCACCGAGATTCTGATCACGACCACGCAGCAGATCACAGCGTTTTCTATGGGCGCCAATGGTGCGTCCGCGGTGTACGGCGACCCTGCTACGCTGGCCGCTGAGGACTTTTTCCGGCTACGGTTCTACCAAGCGACGAACTCCTGGTATCGCATCGCCTGATCATGGCCAAGTCTCCAGCCTGGACCCGCAAGGAGGGGCAGAACCCCAAGGGCGGCTTGAACGCCAAGGGGCGCGCATCGGCCAAGGCTCAGGGCATGAACCTCAAACCGCCTGCGCCGAACCCCAAGAACGAAAAGGACGCCGCGCGGCGCAAGTCGTTCTGCGCCCGCATGGGCGGGATGCCTGGGCCGATGAAGGACGAGAAGGGCAAGCCCACTCGCAAGGCGCTGGCTCTGAAGGCGTGGAACTGCTGACATGCAAATCCCTATCGTCAGCGGCATCTACACCGACAATGGCCCTGACCTGCGCACGGCCTACCCGGTCAACTTCTTCGTCACGCCCAAGGGCAGCGGCATCAGTGACGCCTATCTGCGCCCTGCTGACGGCCTGGTGAGCGATGGCACTGGCCCCGGCACCGACCGAGGTGGCATCGAGTGGCAAGGAACGCTGTACCGCGTGATGGGCACTAACCTGGTCAGCGTAGCCAGCAATGGCGCGGTGACGGTGCTGGGCGATGTGGGTGGACCGACCAGTCAACTGGTGACGTTCGATTACTCGTTCGACCGCCTGGCCATCGCCAGCGGCGGCCGGCTGTACTATTGGAACGGCACACTTACGCAGGTGACCGATCCAGACCTTGGCACGGTGCTCGACTTCTGCTGGGTTGACGGGTATTTCCTGACCACTGATGGCGAGTTCCTGGTGGTCACGGAACTCAGTGACCCTACTCAGGTCAACCCTCTTAAGTACGGCTCGTCTGAGGCCGATCCTGACCCCGTGGTGGCCCTGCTGAAGCTGCGCAACGAGGTCTATGCGCTGAACCGCAACACCATCGAGGTGTTCGACAACGTGGGCGGCGACCTGTTCCCGTTCGCTCGCATCGACGGCGCTCAGATCCAGAAGGGCGTGGTCGGCACGTTTGCCTGCTGCGTCTTCAACGAGATGATCGCCTTCCTTGGCTCTGGCCGCAACGAGGCGCCAGGCATCTACATGGGCGCCAACGCTACGGCGCAGAAGATCAGCACGGACGAGATCGACCGTTTGCTGCTGGGCTACACCGAGGTTCAACTATCCCAGGTCAAGCTGGAGGCCCGCAACGACAAGAATCATCAGTTCCTGTACGTGCATCTGCCAGACCGCACGGTGGTCTTTGACCTTGCGGCCTCCGATGCGCTGAAACAACCAATCTGGACAACGCTGACAAGCGCAGTCGCGGGCTTCGCGCAGTACCGGGCGCGCAACTTCGTCTGGGCCTATAACCAATGGTGCATAGGCGATCCGGCATCCTCGACCATCGGGCACTGCGTGGACACGCGCAGCGACCACTGGGGGCAGATCGTGCGCTGGGAATTCGGCACGATCATCGTCTACAACGAGGGCAATGGTGCCTTGTTCCACGAACTCGAATTGGTTGCGCTTACGGGCCGCGTGGCGCTGGGGCTGGACCCTGCCATTTCCACCAGTTATTCCGTCGATGGCTCGGCCTGGGGTCAGGATCACTTCATACGCGCTGGCACCATCGGGAACCGCGCCAAACGCCTGGTGTGGCTGCAACAGGGCTCAATGCGTCACTGGCGCATGCAGCGGTTCCGTGGTGACAGTCAGGCGCATCTATCGTTTGCGCGGCTGGAGGCCCAGATCGAGGCGCTGGCGTACTGATGGCCACGTCAAAGTTACAACTCACGCGGGATCAATTCGCGTCGTTTCTGCAAGATCACGAACAGATCAAGCAGTTCGAGCGGCTGTTTTCGCTGGTTGACGAGTTGCAACCATCGACGTTGCAGGATGTGGCCATTGCAGCCGGTAGCGCCGATCAGAAAGCCGTCGAGGCGCTGGATGCGCTGAACCGTATCGCCGCGGCGCTGGATCTGCTGGCTACCGCGCCCGCAGTGCGCAACGACAATTCGATTGCGACCGATTACATCGACTTCAACGTCAACGCTCCTGACGCCGCTATAAACGTGGGGCGCCTGCACTGGAATGGCGGGTACACGCTGAATCTGGACATGACGCCTAACGTCAATCAGTCCATCGGTGAAAGCCAGTACTACTACATCAAGGCATCTGGTGCGATCACGAAAGGACAGTTGATCATGTTCGACGGTGCCGTCGGGGCATCGGGTGTGCTCAAGGGGAGGCCGTCCACAGGCGTTACCAATGGTCAATACATCATGGGTATCGCGGCCGAAAGTATCGCGCTCAATGACTTCGGGTTGATCTCCAGTCTCGGCGTGGTGCGGGGGTTTGACACTACTGGCACCCCCTACGGCGAGACTTGGGCAGATGGCGATGTCCTGTACTACAACCCGGCGTTTTCTGGTGGGCTGACCAAGACATTGCCGCCTGCCCCGACACCTCACGTTGTGGTGGCCGCAGTTGTCAACGCTGGATCTGGCGGCTCTGGGTCGGTGTTTGTACGCGTGCAAGCCGAGCCGACTGTCGCCCAGTTGTCCGATGTGCTGATCTCGTCAATCGCGGGGAACGATATCCTTGTCTACGATAGCGTAGACATGCGGTGGGAGAACAAGGCGCCTGTCGATGCCAGAACGGCGCTGGGGCTTGGGACTGGGATTCCGACCAACGGTCAACTGTTGATCGGTAATGGAACCAACTTCACCACCGCAGCCTTGACTGCGGGCACTGGGATTTCTGTAAGCAACGGAGCGGGGTCCGCAACAATTGCCACGAATCTTGCGGCAGGCGCGAACATTTCCATCACTGGAACGACGACGCAGACCATCGCGGTGACAGGGCTTGGGTCAATGGCATTTCAAAGTACTGGCATCTCAGCCACGATTACCACCGCAAAACTTACAGCCGGTGGTGTTGATGGCAGCATGACGTTCACCAACGGCATCCTCACGGCTCAAACACAGGCGACCTGATATGACAGTCACCGTTAAAGTACTCGTTCCTCCCAAGCAGATGGAGGCCACGCAGACCACGCAGTACACCGCGACCAACGCCAAGGCGCTGATTGACAAGGCCACGGTAACGAACACCGACACGGTGAATCGCACGTTCTCCGTCAACCTTGTCACCTCGGGCGGCTCTGCAGGCAATGCCAACCTTGTCATTGACGACCGAACTGTGGTGCCTGGCGAAACCTACACCTGCCCCGAGATGGTGGGCCAGGTGCTGGAGTCGGGCTCGTTCATCTCCACCATCGCCAGCAATGCAACGGCTCTCACGCTGCGCGTGTCTGGACGCGAGATCACCTGAGAGTTATGATGCACGCGCCGAGTTCGAGTTGGCTACCGGCGGCCTCTGAGGATGCCGTGACATACAGCCTGCGCCTACACTTCGACTCGCTGATGCTGCCCGCTTATGCTGCGGAATGGCTGCTGATGCTTTGGGAGGCCATCCAGGCATTCGACGACTACGCCGATGGCGATCCTGTTGACCGCCCGGTGCTGGACGCGCTGATCTGGAATACGCTGGTGGCCATGCCACAGAACCCGTTTTTCGCGCAGCACGCGGCCGAGTTGTCGCCGCTGCTGGGCTCGATGGTCCTGAAGTGGCAAGCCTCAGACCGTGTGGAGCGCGAGGGCGGCGCATCGGCTCAGTCCTACGTCTGGCGGGCCGGCTACTACGAGTTGGTGCTGGCCGCTGTGCGCCTGTGCCACGGCGCCCCTGCCGCAGCTGCGGTGGCTCACAAAGTGCTGGGCATGTACGGCGAAACCTTCGACGCATATCTGAGCGAGTTCAACAAAGGAGGCAGCGATGCCTGATCCCGTAACAGCCCTAGTCGCGGGCGGAAGTCAACTCCTTGGCAGCGCGATGCAGTCTCGCGCAGCCGGCAAAGCCGCTGGCGCACAGGAACGTGCCGCTGAGATGGGCGTCGAAGAGCAGCGCCGGCAGTTCGATGAGATGCAGCGTCTGCTATCCCCGTATGTCCAGGCTGGACAGCCGGCGCTCGCGGGCATGCAGAACCTCATCGGCCTGGGGGGTGCAGAGGCGCAGCAGCAGGCCATCTCAGGCATCGAGCAAAGCCCGCTGCTGCAGGCGTTGACCCGTCAGGGCGAGGAGGCCATCTTGCAGCGCGCATCGGCCACTGGTGGGCTGCGTGGTGGCAACGTGCAAGCCGCACTGGCTCAGTTCAGACCGCAGATGCTGCAGCAGGCGCTGGAACAGCAGTACAGCCGCCTTGGTGGCCTGACATCGCTGGGGCAGCAGTCCGCGGCTCGCGTGGGCACGGCCGGCATGGATACGGGGCAGGCGATTGCGGGCCTTTTTGGGCAGCAAGGCGCAGCCCAGGCAGGCGGTGCGCTGGGGCGTGCTGCACCATTCGTGCAGATGGCGCAACTTCCGGGGCAATTGGCCGGATATCAAATGGCCACTGGTCGCAACGTATTCGGCAATCTGTTTGGCGGCGCCAATCCTGCGATGATGCCTGTCGAGCCTGGAATCAGTGGCTTGCCGTCCTATGCTGTCATGCCGCCCCCTGGAGGTTAAGTCATGGTTCAGCCGTTCAACTACATGATCCCCCAGGCAGACCCCTTCGCGGGGGTGCTGCAGGGCTTGAAGCTGGGTGCCTCGATGCAGGAGGTAGAAGCGGCTCGGGCAAAGCGAGAGATGGACCTTGCAGTTCAACAGCAAGCCATGGCGCGGCAGCAGCAGCTTGGGCAAGCCATGCAGGGCCTGATGGTCAAGCAGAACCCGACGTTTGCGGACTATCAATCTGTGGCCGTACTGGCCCCGAAGGATCAAGCCGACGCAGTTCTGAAGTCATGGGGCGAACTGTCCAAAGAGCAGCAGGGCAACGATCTGCGGTTCGGTGCTCAAGTGCTGTCAGCGTTTCAGGTCGGAAGTCCTGACGTCGGCGTCAGTTTGCTTGAGCAGCGCGCCCAGGCCGAACGCAATTCAGGCCGCGAGGATCAGGCCAAGGCATATG